ATCCAAAAATCAATAAATTTATTCCATAGTTTCATTAGAATGAACCTCCGTCAACTGTAGTAATAGCAACATCACCAGATGTTACTGTAAAATTAGAATTGGTAAATGAAGCAACACCAATGTTTGATGTACTTGCTAATTCGCCAGCAATTGTAAGTGTTTGTCCTGAAGCAACTGTATTTATTCCTGCTCCAGCTAAGAACTCCATCGGAGTACCTATTGTAGTACCACCTTGTGTAGAACTTTCGTCTGTAAATACAAACTGTTCAATCTTAACACCGTCAATACTACCTGCTAACATAGCATTTGTAATACCTAAGGCTTTAACTCTTAATGCGTCTGAGTTAACTTCTATTGAACTGCCATCAACTTCTACATCTAACTGATTACCAGTTTTCGACATAGCAGCGCCGGCATTAATTTGACCTGCACCTGAGAATTGTGTAACATCTAAAGTTGTTGTACCAAATGTAGGAGCGCCTGTATGTGTGAATACATAACCGTTATCTCCGTTAGCAGTACCTTCTTCAACGAAGATGAAAGAACCACCTGATAATTCTGCTGGTTGGTCTTCCGGAGTTGCTCTTGTTAATACAAAGGCAGCTGAACCGCTACCTTGTGTTGTAACAGTATAGATACCGTTTTGAGCACCTGCTGTTTGGTCTTTAACTAATATTCTATCGCCAACAGATGGAGAAACACCGTCAAGTGTAATCGCACCATTTGATGTTGCTGTTAAAGTTGCACCAACACCTGAAGTACCGTTTGAATAAGTTGTTGCTAAGTTAGCAGTTGTAGCCGCTCTTGCTGACGGTTTAGCGTCAAGTCCTTGAGCAACTTGGTCAACATATGCTTTGTTAGCTAATGAGTTAGTTGTATATCCTGCTCTGTCTTCGTAACCTGATGGTACTGTAATTGTTCCTGTTCCGTGAGGAGAGAAAACGATATCAGTATTACCGGCAGTTGTTGAAACTGTCGCACCATTAATTGTAATACTATCTACTACTAATGATGTTAAACCTGCAATGTCTGTTGTAGTTGCACCTAATGTTAATGTAGATGAACCTAAAGTAACTGTAGGATTTGCTAAGTTGGCATTTACAATTCCAGCAGAACCATCTAAGTTAGCATTTGTTAATCCTGTTGCTGTAACTGTTACTGTGTTGTCTGTTACAGTCTGCGTTAAACCACCTGTACCTGCAAAGGTAAGTGTTTCAGCAGTGTTGTAAGTATCTGTTCCTGTGTCGCCAGCTAAATCAATAAACTGATTAACAGTTGCGAAATCTAAATTACCAGAACCATCTGTTTTTAAAAATTGTCCTGTTGTTCCATCTCCGTCAGGTAATACGAATGTTTTTGAGGCTGTAACGCCATCTGGAGCTTTCAAACCAATAAAGTTTGAACCGTTATTTAATCCTTCGTTAAATTTTATTGTGCCACCTACTGTAGCCGAGTTACCAATAATTACTTGGTCAATGGCTAAGTTTGCGTCTACTATAAGAGCTGAACTTCCTGTTAATGTGCCGGCAACATGGTCTAACATGTCAGTAAAATACTGACCTCCAATTACTGATACATTATTTGCGTCACCGTTACCGTCAATACCTCCCTCACCAATGAAAAATCTATCTCCTAGATTGGCTTGAGTTCCTGCTCCATAAGTATAAGCAATTTCACCTAATTTAAGTGTTGCTGGGGCTACTGCGGCCGAACTTCTTTTTATTTGTATTACTGTTGCCATTAAAAACTCCTAAAATGCTCCTGCGTTTAAGGTCAATGTACCGGTTGTAGTAGATATTTCTGTTCTAGTTACAAACTTTCCATCACTTGACCTATATTGTAATAACGCTCCATCATTTAATGTAGTTGTATCAACATCACCGAGCAGTTTTAATTGAAGAGAAGAATTTTGAGCAGCCTGAGCTGAGGGTAGGGAAACTGATACCGTTTGAGGTCCAGCGGCCGTATTAACACCAATATTAGCTGTTGTACTATTATTTTGTCCTACAGTAGCTGTAATATCTGCCATATAATTCTCTCCTATTCTATATTTATAATAATAAAACTGCGAATTAAATGGATACTTGTGGTCGAACTGTAATAATACCTTCGATAACTCTAGTAACTGTACTAGTAGAAGTCTGTAAAATCTCTAAATCATATAGATATCTTTCACCATCTAAAGCTGCTGTTTCATCAGCATTTAATGATAGTGTGACAATACCTGTTGTTGGGTCACCATTTACTGTAGTTGTAATGACAGTTCTTGTTCTTGTTGATGAATAACCCTTAGCCATCTTAGCAGAGGCTGTATATCCTGTCAAATCGAAAGCATTTCCATTTGCGTCTTTGACCGTAACATCTGAATTAAATGTTGCACCTTGGTCGAATGTTAAGTTTGCTATTGCGGCCATTTATTTTTTCTCTTCTGGTATTTCTTTTTTTACTAATTCTGCAATTTTTTGATTATAATGTGTTGTTAAAACATCAATCTTTTCAAGCTCTAAGGTATGTCTAATCTTTGATAACTGAATTTCTTGTCTTACCGTTAAGTAATTCTGTAATTCAGGACTCAATTTTGCGACATCAAACTCTTTGCCATCAATCATTACTGTATTCATAATTATCTCCTATTATACTATTTATACGATTTAAAAGGTACTATTTTATCTTTAGGATATATTAATGTCTGAGAACAATCGTATTCAGAACCATTACATACCATATATTGTCTATCAGATACCATCAAATCTTCGTTATATTGTTTATTAAATTTATCAAAATACCATCTAAGCCACTTTGTATTTTTTCTCTGTCTTGACATGAAATAAAATGATGGATTTAATGATTTAACATACTCAATTTGTTGATTTACCATTTCAAAAAATCTATGTTCGCCATCATAAGTCTTTGAACCACCAGTTTCTCTTATATCATCACTTACTAAAAATCTATTAAACAGACGGTACACATTGTCACCGTAAAATTCTCTATTGTAGATTGATGAAAATGTTTTAACTTCACCTTCTATTAATCCTATAGTTATTGCTGTTTGTTCAAATACAGAATAGTCTTCATAGTTTTTCCAATACTCATCACTCTTATTATTAATAACCTGTTTGATTATTTTATGTATTTGAGTTATGTGTTTGTTGTCTAATTCTGTAGGATTAAGAGTATAATGCTTTAATGTCACTTTGTTTTGCTTCCCATTCCGAAATAGTAGTGTAGGTAATATTGTAAATTTTATCAATAACTTCACCTGCACCACCAACATCACCATTTGGTATCAATGCTAATTTCTTAGTTGTACTATAACCTAAATGTTGTGTGTGATAATCTGCTAATGCTACTTTATGTATTGCATAATTATTTGTACACTTTAAATAATCAAAACAAATATGTTTTTTGAGATGGTCTAAAACTCTACCTAGTTTCTTACCTCTATGGTCTTTTGAAACCCATTGACAAGAACTATATGCTGAAGTGCCAGCAATGTCTGATATGTCTTCATATGTACCACTAAACTTCTCTTTCATTGCCTCAATGAATGTTGTCATTGCTAATTTTTTAGCCGCATATGTAGCTACAACCTCATCATTAATTTTTAAATATAAAACAAATCCAGTTGCATTATCTAAATTAGATTCAAATGCTGAGTCAAAATCATAAGGGTAATCGTCTTTATCTTTGCTTAATAATAAAGTTTTCAGACCAGCAAAATCTTGATTGATTTCTACATCTACACCTTGACTCTCAAAGAAGTCAAATATCTCTTTATGTTTTTCTTGATATGCTGTATCTAAAGCATAAAATTCGTGATTGTTATTAATTGTCATATTACTATTTATTCTCCATTACTAGTCGTCTAAAATCTTTTTTATATATACCTTGCCATATAATCTGATATTGTGGTTTTCTGTTCATATTTACTACCCAATGTTTCTTACCAACATTAGTCCATCTTAAACAACCATCATATGCTGGCATAACCTTGTTATCGAATACACTATAACAAGACTTAGTATGATTTAAACACAAATTAAATGTATTCAACATATCAAACATATGCACTTGTTCGCCATCTAAAAGATGTTTAGTATCCTCTGGAATATCATTGTGTTCAGTAATCACACCACCTCCATCTAGTCGTGTAACAAATATCTGTCCAACATGCATGTACTTACTAATTACTTCTTTGAAGAACTTAACAAGTGTCGGGCTAAATTCTGCAACATTTGTCCACTTTCTATTGTCAAGAAAATATTTTAGTGTTGCCTTGTAATCACCAGCAGTATTGAATACAGCTGGAAATCTATTAATCTGGTCTTTACTATTACCTGTTTCATTTAAAAAACATAAACTCTTCCAACCATGAGCTTCAATCAAGTCACCTGTCATACCTGGATAGTGATTAACACTTTCTGTATCATCTAGTTCCATTCTATCTATCTGATTGTTGTCAGCGTCAAACGGTCTTCTCCAATAGTGTTCGTCAACCAACTTAATATCACTTAACATTTCCTCATATGGTATATCCCAAAAGTGAGTTATATCCATGAATGGTTTACTCTGTGTGTATTTAAAAAAGTCTTGCGTTTCTGTTCTCATATTTTTAACCATTCATCTAGTAATGGCACCTTTTTGTTGTTCTTTCTACCAAACCATAAACTAGGTGTGGTTTCAAGATTTAATCCTTTGCAAATTTCATCTGCTTGACACCTATATTTATCATAAAAATATGAGGGCGAAAAGGACATTAATTGATTAATTAAATCGACACCAGCCAGATTGACATATGCTTCTTTTTTAAACATCTCCAAGGTATTGATTGGTTTTTTAGAAAATAGTATACCTACTCTATGGTATTGTATACCAAACATCTTACTAAAACTAAATGCCACATATCCTACTTTACTCAAATCGTATGTCTTTTTTAGACCTGAACCGCCAGCCCATGCCAAATCTACAAAAGCATTTTCTTCTAATATAGTTTCTGTCTGTGGGTGTTCATCAGCTGTATCATAAAATGGTAAACTAATAAATGGTATTCTATTTGTTAGTGCAATGCCCGCTTTTCTAAGCATTAAGTATTGAGCAATATAACCTGGATAGTCGTCTGTTACAACCTCAGGTCTTAAACTATGTTCAGTCATTGCCATGTTGATAGCCTCAGATACTCCATTTGTGATATACACATGTTTAAAATCTCTCAAACCTTTTACTTTAAAATGACCTTTGTTAAACCATGATATAAAG